CAGTTATTTTTATTCTTTTTTATTTTATGCAAGACATTAAACTTTATATTTTGTCTTTATATTATTTTTTAAAAAAGAAAATGAAAAAAAATATGGCGTTGTAGCAATTGAACTTAAATTAATTTAATAATTTTATTTTATTTTTATTCATTTTTATTTTATTCATTTTGCAATTTTTATTTTCTTTGTCTTTGGTTTTGTTCCATTTAAATTTGCATATGCTTTTTTTATATTTTCATTTAATTTATCAAATGCATTTGGGTTTTCATCCTCATTATCAACTCTTATAACTTTAATTGGTTGTGACATTGTATATTTGTCATCATCGACAAGTGATAAAAAATATTTCAATTTTTAAAATTGAAATTAATTTTTAAAATAAAATTAATTCAAACAAACAATACAAAATGTCAACTAATTTATACAACGAATTTTTAAAGGAATGGTCTGAAAAATGGTTTCAGTTCATAAAAGAAAATCCAAAAAAATCTTGGGATTATTATTGGTTAAGTTTAAATCCAAATATTACTTGGGAAATTGTTCAAGCAAATCCAAATAAACGTCGATCAAATCCAAATAAACGTTGGGATTACGGTCATTTAAGTGCGAATCCATGCATCACTTGGGAAATTGTTCAAGCAAATCCAGATAAAGATTGGAATCATACTTATTTAAGTGAAAATCCAAATATTACATGGAAAATAGTTCAAGCAAACCCAGATAGACCTTGGAATTATAATGATTTAAGTCTAAATCCAAATATTACCTGGGAAATAGTTCAAGCAAATAAACCTAAACTTTGGGATTGGAATTATAATAATTTAAGTCGCAATCCAAATATTACTTGGGAAATCGTTCAAGCAAATCCAGATAAACCTTGGAACTATTCAGAATTAAGTCGAAATCCAAACATCACATGGGAAATTGTTCGAGCAAATCCAGACAAAAATTGGAGTTATTATTATTTAAGTCGCAATCCAAATATTACATGGGAAATTGTTCAAGCAAATCCAGACAAAAATTGGGATTATTATGATTTAAGTTGCAATCCAAACATTACTTGGGAAATAGTTCAAGCAAATCCTGATAAAGATTGGTGTTACAGTGCTTTGAGTCGCAATCCAAATATTACTTGGAAAATTGTTCGAGAAAATCCAGATATACCTTGGGATTATATGGTATTAAGTCAAAACAATATGAGTAAACCTAGAGAAGAATTCATCAGAAAAAAGTTTCAAGAGTGGTTCAAACGAAGCGATTTGAAGGCAGAATTGATGGCGAATGTTTGGCATCCAAGAAATTTTGAAAAGTTTAGATATTTAGATCCAGAAACATTTGGTGAAGAAATTTAAGTAATTAATCAGTTATTTTTTATGCAAGACATTAAACTTTATATTTTGTCTTTATATTCTTTTTAATTTAAATTATATCTATCGTCCATATAAATATAATTCGATTAAAAAAATTGAAATGAATATATATTATTATTCTTGTAAATAAATCGCAATTCAAATGAAAACAAATAATTTATATCAACAATTTTCGAGTGAATGGAATGGAAATGGATTTTGGAGTAATGAAAAATGGCATCAACTTATATTGGGTATTCCGAGCGATTGGAATTATGTTATTCACAATTTTCTCCAAAAGTTAGATCTAAGTGTAACATGGGAAACAATTCAAGCCAATCCAAACAATATAAATGAAAATTGGAATTATTTAATTTTAAGTTTAAATCCAAATATTACTTGGGAAATCGTCCAAGCAAATCCAGATAAACCTTGGAATTATACAACATTGAGTTTAAATCCAAACATTACTTGGGAAATTGTCCAAGCAAATCCAAATAAACATTGGAATTATTCTTATTTAAGTTGCAATCCAAACATTACTTGGGAAATAGTTCAAGCAAATCCAAATAAGCGTTGGAATTATCATTATTTAAGCAGAAATAAAAACATTACTTGGGAAATAGTCCATGCAAATCCAGATAAACATTGGAATTATTATATGTTAAGTACAAATCCAAACATTACTTGGGAAATCGTTCAAGCAAATCCAGATAAAAATTGGAGTTATGAATATTTAAGTTGTAATCCAAACATTACTTGGGAAATTGTTCGAGCAAATCCAGATGAAGATTGGCATTATAATTATTTATATGTTAATTTAACAAATGAAGCAAAAGAAGAATTTATTAGAAAAAAGTTTCAAGAGTGGTTCAGACGAAGCGATTTAAAGGCAGAATTGATGGCGAATGTTTGGCATCCGAGAAATTTTGAGAAGTTTAGATATTTAGATCCTGAAACATTCGATGAAGAAATTTGAGTAATTAATTAGTTATTTTTTATGCAAGACATTAAACTTTAAATTTTGTCTTTATATTCTTTTTTCAAAAAATTATATAAATTGTATAAATTATAAAAAAATTGAATTTTAAATCTTAAATAATCAAACTATAAAACAATAAAAATTATGAATTTATACAACAAATTTTTGAATGAATGGTCTGAAAAATGGTTCCAATTCATCAAAGATAATCCAGATAAAGATTGGGATTATTTCGGGTTAAGTCGAAATCCAAATATTACTTGGGAAATTGTTCAAGCAAATCAAGATGAACCTTGGAATTATGATGAATTAAGTGAACATCCAAATATTACTTGGAAAATTGTTCAAGCAAATCCAGATGAACCTTGGAATTATTATTTTATGAGTGAAAATCCAAATATTACTTGGGAAATCGTTCAAGCAAATCCAGACAAAGATTGGAATTATTATTTTATAAAAAAGAATCTGAATATTACTTGGGAAATCGTTCAAGCAAATCCAGACAAAGATTGGTGTTATTATGGGTTAAGTCAAAACCCAAATATTACTTGGAAAATAGTTCAAGCAAATCCCGATAAGCCTTGGCATTATTCTTATTTAAGTTCAAATCCAAATATTACTTGGGAAATTGTTCAAGAAAATCCAGATAAACCTTGGGATTATAATCATTTAAGTTTAAATCCAAATATTACTTGGGAAATAGTTCAAGCAAATTTAGATAAACCTTGGGATTATGATTGTTTAAGTTCTAATCCAAATATCACTTGGGAAATCGTTCAAGCAAATCCAGATAAACCTTGGAATTATCATTGGTTAAGTGAAAATAAAATGGATGAACCAAGGGAAAAATTCATTAGAAAAAGATTTCAAGAGTGGTTCAAACGAAGTGATTTGAAAGCAGAATTGATGGCGAATGTGTGGAATCCGAAAAATTTTGAGAAGTTTAGATATTTAGATCCTGAAACATTTGGTGAAGAAATTTAAGTAATTAGTTATTTTTTATGCAAGACATTAAACTTTATATTTTGTCTTTATATTCTTTTTTCAAAAAATTATAAATTATAAATCTAAATTTTAAAAAATTGAAAAAAATATAATTTATAATTCGAATAAATAAAAATCTACGAAAAATGAATTTATACAGAGAATTTTTGAAAGAATGGTCTGAAAAATGGTTTGAAATTATAAGCGACAAATTAACAACTAGTCAAATTCATTCGTGTTGGTTCTTAAATAAAAATCCAAACATCACATGGGAAATAGTTCAAGCAAATCCAGACAAAGATTGGTGTTATGACTATTTAAGTTTAAATCCAAACATTACTTGGGAAATTGTTCAATCTAATCCGGATAAACCTTGGAATTATTGTAATTTAAGTTTTAATCCAAATATAACATGGAAAATCGTTCAAGAAAATCCAGATAAAGATTGGAATTATAGTTTACTAGGTAAAAATCCAAACATAACATGGAAAACAATTCAAGCGAACCCGAATAAATTTTTAAATTATTATTATGCAATAAGTTCAAATCCAAATATTACTTGGGAAATTGTTCAAGCAAACCCGAAAAAATCGTGGAATTATCAAGAATTAAGTAGAAGCCTAAACATCACATGGGATATCGTTCAAGCAAATCCAGATAAAGATTGGGAATATCATTGGTTAAGTTCAAATCCAAATATTACTTGGGAAATTGTTCAAGCAAATCCAGATAAACCTTGGAATTATTCTTGGTTAAGTATAAACCCAAATATTACTTGGGAAATTGTTCAAGCAAATCCAGATAAACCTTGGAATTATAATACATTATGTCGCAATAAAAATATTACAATTGACATTATTAAATCGTCGCCAAATTTTGTAAATTGGATTACAGAATTTGGATTAAATCCAAATATTACTCTGGAAATAATTCAAAATCACCCAACAAAATATCAAAATGGCAATTTATTGGAAAATGTATCAGATGATGATTGGGATATTGATATGTTGTGCATGAATGAAATGACACTAGAAAGAAACAACTATATAAGAAACAAGTTTCAAGAGTGGTTCAGACGTAGCGATTTGAAGGCAGAATTAATGGCGAATGTGTGGCATCCGAGGAATTTTGAGAAATTTAGATATTTAGATCCGGAAACATTTGGAGAAGAATTTTAAAATGCAAGACATTAAATAATATATTTTTTCTTTATATTGTTTTTTATAAATTATAAAAATTGAATAAATTATAATAAAATTAATTCAAACAAACAAAACAAAAATGCAAAGAATGAATTTATACGACGAATTTTTAGATGAATGGTCTGAAAAATGGTTCCAATTTATTAAAGACAATCCAGATAAAAATTGGAGTTATTATGAATTATCTTCAAATCCAAATGTGACTTTAAAAATTGTTAAAGAGAATTTAGATAAACCATGGAAATACCATGTGCTAAGTTTTAATTCAAATATTACTTGGGAAATAGTTCAAGCAAATCCAGATAAAGATTGGATGTATTATGGGTTAAGCAAAAACCCAAACATTAATTGGGAAATAGTTCAAGCAAATCCAAATAAGCCTTGGGATTATATTCAATTAAGTCTGAATCCAAACATTACATGGGAAATCGTCCAAGCAAATCCGGATAAACCTTGGAATTATTCTTGGTTAAGTATAAACCCAAATATAACTTGGGAAATTGTTCAAGCAAATCTAGACAAACCATGGAATTATAATTGGTTGAGTGAACATCCAAATATTACTTGGGAAAGTGTCCAAGCAAATTCAGATAAACCATGGAAATACCATGTGCTAAGTTTTAAATCAAATATTACATGGGAAATAGTTCAAGCAAATCCAGATAAACCTTGGGATTATAATTGGTTAAGTCAAAATCCAAATATTACTTGGGAAATTGTTCAAGCAAATCCAGATAAACCTTGGAATTATTATATGTTAAGTCAAAATCCAAACATTACATGGGAAATAGTTCAGGAAAATCCAGATAAACCCTGGAGTTATGAATGGTTAAGTTATAATAAAAATATGAAATTTAATCTAAATTTATATAAGCATTTGAATTATTCTTGGTTAAGTTGCACTCCAAGTATAACTTGGAAAATTGTTCAAGAAAATCCCGATAAATCGTGGAATTATCATTCGTTAAGTTCACATTCAAACATTACATGGGAAATAATTCAAGGAAACCCAGATAAATCTTGGGATTATACGGCATTAAGTCGAAATCCAAATATTACTTGGGAAATAGTTCAATCCAATCCAGATAAACCTTGGAATTATGTTCAATTAAGTAAAAATACAATGGATAAATCCAGAGAAGAATTCATTAGAAAAAAGTTTCAAAAATGGTTCAGACGCAGTGATTTGAAGGCAGAATTGATGGCGAATGTATGGCATCCAAGAAATTTTGAAAAGTTTAGATATTTAGATCCGGAAACATTTGGGGAAGAAATTTAAGTAATTAATTATTTTTTATGCAAGACATTAAACATTATAATTTATTTTTATATTGTTTTTTATATAAGATGAAAACAAGAAAAAATAAAACCAAAAAATATACAAATAAAACCAAAAAATATACAAATAACGTAAAAAAATATAATGAATTATATAAAAAAATTAAAAATGTATTAACTGATATATTTTCATCAAATGATTCTTTAAAAATTGCTACAATTAATATATACTTAGTTGCATTAGGAGTTAGACCAGCTTGTCTTCCATTTTATGAGAATGGTGTTCCAATTAATCAAACAATTGATAGAATTTTATCTGATGAAAATAAATTAAATAGTATTAAAAATATACCTCATATTAATTGTTATGTTGGTAAAATAACATCTAATCAACTTGAAATATTAATTTACAACAAAAAATATAATATTTCAAAATATTTAAATTTTTTACAAATGAATTGGAATAAATATAATGATAATATGAATCATGACATAAATACAAAAATTACCAAAATTATTGGTAAAATATTAGGTTATACATGCACTGTTAATTTTGATGACAATTTTTATTCTAATGATCAATATAGTATTGAATTTTATGTTGATAATATTAAAATATTACAATATTATTGTTCATTGACTGACAAAAAAGGAATTAATAATGCCTCAAAATTATTCACCAAAATTAATAAAAAATTAAAACATATCAATAAAAATGCACATTTTAAATTAAATGCGATAGCTCCATAATTTTAAAATGCAAGACATTAAATAATATATTTTTTCTTTATATTGTTTTTTTATAAATTATAAAAAAATTGAATTATACATTTCCAAAAAATTAACATACATACCTTAAAGAAATGCAAAACGAAACTCAATTATCATTATGCGATTTGTTCTTCGGATTGTCGCAAAATAATACATTTATTCGTCAAGGAGTTGAATATATGTTGGACATCGATGAATATGATAGACGGATGAAAAACAATAGAAATTTAAAATATAAATTAATTTACAAGTGCAAAAAAGGACTAATCGAAAATAAATTATTTGATGAACAAATGAATTTCCTTCTGAATGATTCTCTAAAATATAATGTAATTGACAAATATAATAAAACATGCGGTTTATATGACGTTGCAACGAAAACATTAAATCTCTTTCTAAGACAAGTCAAAATTGATGATAATGTTTACTATTGCAATTTAACAAATAGAAAAGTTTTCAAATATGATGGCGTAGAATTAGGGATTTTATCGTGTGATGGAACTGAAATTATTACTTATGACACATTATTCGATTGTATTTATTTAACTAATTATTTACCAAGAGATTAAACATTTTTTTATATTCATAAATTACAAAAAATTGAATAAATTATAAAAAAATAAATTAATTAAAACAAAGAATGAATTTATACAACAAATTTTTGGATGAATGGTCAGAAAAATGGTTTCAATTTATCAAAGATAATCCAGATAAAGATTGGAGTTATTATGAATTATCTTCAAATCCAAATGTGACTTTAAAAATTGTTAAAGAGAATTCAGATAAACCTTGGAATTATCCATTATTAAGTCAAAACTCAAATATTACTTGGGAAATAGTTCAAGCAAATCCAGACAAAAATTGGGATTATACTCATTTAAGTCGAAATCCAAATATTACTTGGGAAATAGTTGAAACAAATTTAGATAAACATTGGAATTATTGGTATTTAAGTTACAATCAAAATATTACTTGGGAAATTGTTCAAGCAAATCCAGATAAAAATTGGAATTATGGTGGGTTAAGTCAAAACCAAAATATTACTTGGGAAATTGTTCAAGCAAATCCAGATAAACATTGGAATTATTGGTATTTAAGTTACAATCAAAATATTACTTGGGAAATTGTTCAAGCAAATCCAGATAAACCTTGGGATTATCATTGGTTAAGTCGAAATCCAAATATTACTTGGGAAATTGTTCAAGCAAATCCGAATAAAGAGTGGAATTATAACTATTTGAGTGTAAATCCAAATATTACTTGGGAAATTGTTCAAGCAAATCCAGATAAAAATTGGAATTATTATTATTTAAGTCAAAATCCAAATATTACTTGGAAAATAGTTCAAGCAAATCCAGATAAAAATTGGAGTTATTATAAGTTAAGTTGTAATAAAATAACTAAGCCAAGAGAAGAATTCATTAGAAAAAAGTTTCAAGAGTGGTTCAGACGAAGTGATTTGAAGGCAGAATTGATGGCAAATGTTTGGCATCCAAGAAATTTTGAGAAATTCAAGTACCTAGATCCGGAAACATTTGGAGAAGAGTTTTAAAAAATTGAATTGTTTTCTTATTTTTTATCTTGACACTTAATATTTAATTATGAACACTGAAAATATTTCAACCATTGAAGATTTAGTTATTCAAGCAACCAACAATTTTACAAAAATATTATCAGTAAAAGAAATTGATGAAAAATATGACTTGTTGAAATGGGGAAAAAATGGCATTGGAGACAGATGGGCAGGCAAAAAATTTAATTACACAGTTATTTATAAAAATAGAAAGACCAAATTATATTCTGAAAATGATGATGATATAATACCTCACGAATTATTAAATGAATTTATTAACAATAATGTTTTGCATGTAGGAATTGTTGGAATATATGTGCATTCTAGAAGATTAAACATAATTCATAGACCGATTAGAGATGATATTCAAAAAAGAATTAAGCAAAATAATTGTGTTGTTTGTGGAACTAGTTCGGATATAGTATGTGATCATAAAAATGATTTGTATAATGATGATAGTGTATTAAGTATAATTGAACAATCATACACTGATTTTCAGCCATTATGTAATCATTGCAATTTACGAAAAAGGCAAATTTGTAAATATGAGAATTCAAATGAAAAAATTTATTCGGCGAAAAATATACCTCAATTTTCGATATATAATTTTGAATTTCCTTGGGAAAAAAAAACATTTGATAAAACTGATGCAAATTGCAAACAAGATACATATTGGTATGATCCTATAGAATTTAATTATAAAATTAATAAATACTTTCTTTATGTTGTTCCTGTTATAAATGAAATTAAACGCAAGATAAAAATTGTAAATTAATTAATTAATTCCATAATTTTTTCATAATATTCAGATGATATTTCGCACCCTTTAAAATTTCTGTTTGTATTTTTGCAAGCAATTGCAGTTGTTCCAGAACCTAAAAATGTATCGAGAACAACATCATTTTCATTCGAATGTTTTTTTATTAATTCTTCAAATAGCAACAAGCTTTTTTGGGTTGGATGAAATCTGTTTTTTCCTCCTTGCAATGGAAAATTATAAATTCCATTATCATAAGAACTATTAAAAGTTGGATTTCCACCTTTAACACCAATTAATGCTATTTCACGACAATTCGTTAAATAATTTACGTGACTATTTCTTGGTTGTGGATTTGTTTTTATCCATTCAATGAATCTTATTTGTTTAAAATTATATTTTTCCAATAAATTTTTTAAATCTGTCACTTTCCATAAATCAAAGAACATAATTAATGTTCCTCCTCTTCTTAATTTTTTATAATATATTTGTATAAATTGTTCTAAAATTTCCATACTAAAATTATTGTCCCATTCGCCATAATCTGTTTTGACACAATATTTCTTTCCATAAATTGTTCCATATTTTATATAATTATCTTTTCCAGAATCGTCTTCTATTTCATTTTCCATTTTATAATTTTCCCATTCTTCTTCTGTCTTTACTTCTTTTACATTGTTTTCTTCATTCATTTTAACCTCATTATAATGTGTGTTCATTCCGCTGTCTTTTGATATAATGTAAGGTGGGTCAGTTAATATTAAATCAATGCTATTGTCATTTATTTTTCTTAAATATTGCAATCCATCTTCATTACTTACCTCTATTGTGCTTCTAATTTTTGTCGATAAATGTAATATTTCTTCTTCATCTTCTTCTTCTTCTTCATTTTCATTTTTACATTCTTCCTTTTTTACATTTATTGCATCATTAATTAAACAAATCAATTCATTTTTTCTGAGTTTTTGATATTTAGTTAATTTTAAATCAGCACATATTTCTTGCAATTCTTTCTTATTTTTGCTTTCTAAATTAATTTGTTCCATATTATTCAAAATAATAAATAATTGTATTTATATTTTATTATTTTTATTAAAAATTTATTCAATTTTATTTTATTTTTAATTTATTTATTTTTATTTTTATTTCATTTCCAAATTTTCAAATAAAATAATATATTTATTAAAAATGTATATAAAGACACCTTATATATAAAAGTATAAAACAAATGACAGAAACACCTTCTCTCACTGAAAGACATACTGGACGCGTTAAGTGGTTTAATAGTAAAACTGGTTATGGTTTCGTTACTGTAACTGATGGTTCAAAATCTGGCACTGACGTATTTGTTCATCACAGTTCAGTTCAAGTTGGAAAAGAACAATACCGTTATTTGGTTCAAGGCGAATACATTCAATTTGAATTGTCGAAAATGAGTGATGGACCACACGAATTTCAAGCCAGCAACGTTACTGGAGTAAATGGGGGTCAATTAATGTGTGAATCACTTCTTGAAAGTGGGCGTCAAGTGAGAGCATATAGACCACGTCCTCAAAGACCTCCAAAAGTGGAGCAACCACCTAGAACTGAGTTACCACCTCATAGAAGACAAACGACAACTACTACTGAGACACGAGGCGGAAGAGGATCAACAGGAAGAGGACCACCAGGAAGAGGATCAACAGGTAGGGGACAAACTGGAAGGGGAAGAGGACGAGGACCAAAAGTTTTTGTTGGATTGAGACAAGATGGTGGGCACTGAATATCTTAATATTGGTCAGATGTTTTCTCTTGATAAAAATATAAAAATATAAATGTAAAAAATATAAAAATAAAAAAATTAAATGTAAATAAATAATATAATTGTTTAAAAATTATATTATTTATTATTCAAATACTTTTACACCAATTGAATTCTTATTTTTTTCTTTAATCGGTCTTCATCTTGAAAAATATATAATTTATAATTTTGCATACTATATTCTTCCATTTCAATCCTAGTTACTATTTTACTTGTTATTTTTAATTCCGGCAAATACACAAAATATTGAAACAATCCTCCGTTTCTAATCATTTTATCAAAGCAATAACCTTCATACATTTTATCGCAAATGTTTTCATTATTTACGCACATACATAATAAATTGCAATCATTTTGAACTTTTCTTATATTTCTCATTGTAGTGTTAATGTAATCAATTTTCGACACCCAGTTATTATAAAAATCATTTGTTTCACCTCTTAGTTCAATCAAATTTAAATTATTTTGCAATTTAATTATATTTAATAAATCAACTAATCTTCTAATCGGAGATGTAATGTGAATATATGCATCAATATCAAGCGCATCATGTCTTATAGGTTCACATTGTTGTTCAATGTTTACATATTGGGACAGAGAACTATTCCAAACAGTTATATAATTTTTCACATCTTCAGGAATATAAAAATCATTTTTAATTAAATTTATATTTTTTGTTATATTTGTATTTGTTCGAAAAATTCCATTTCCAAATTTAAGCAATTCTGTTGCGCTATAATAATTCATAAATATCATCAAATAACTTATTACATCGTGACTATTTTTTACATTATTTATATAATTATATTTTTTCGATAATTTGCAAACGATTTCAAATGTGTTTATGTAAGTTTCAGATGTTAATAAATTTGCATCATCATATACATAATTTGCCGAAACATTAATTAATGAATTGCAATAATTGGTCGAAATAATTTCATATTCAGAATTTATATTTATGTCCAAGGTAAATGCAACGCGTAATTCGCCAGATTGTAAAGAGCATAAGTTGTCCGATAATATGGTAGGCAACATAGGCCTTTTCTTATCAGGCAAATAAATTGTCGCAATTCTGTTAGAAAAACTTTCCCATAAATTAAAATAATCCAACAATAAAGACACATTCGAAATATATATTGAAATTCTATGTGTAGCATCAGACAACAATGTGTAGGAAAATGCATCATCAAAATCGGTTGTTTTTGCCGTGTCAATTGTTAAAATATTTAGGTGCGTTCGGTTTTCAATTGAAGGATATTTAGCAACAATATCGGAAAAAAGTTGGGCAAAATTATCGCCATATTTTGTTACACATTTGCTCGCATTTTTTTGAAAATTTTGTATTGAATAATTCAGAGATTTGCAATATAATTGATATTCATAAAAATTATCTAATTTATTTACATCACCAATTGTTTGTGATATTATACCCTGAGGGTGCTTTTGAGACCAATTTATAAAATTTATTGTTATATATTTATTTTGGAATACTTTTGAAAAATTACATTCAATTTCATATGGAATTAAAAACATTGGCAAACGTATATCGTCAGGAATACATTTATAATATAATTTAGATTTATTATGTCTTCCATATGTTTTATTTCCATCGAGAATTAAAATTGCTGGGATGTTTTTTGTTAATCTACTTGTTGAATGAATAATTTGAATTTCACCAACTTCATTAAAAATAAAAACATCATCATTCAATAATTTTTGTTCAAATGGAGATATTTTATTAATTATATTTTCATCTGTTATTTCTTCAAATGTGTGATTGTCATAAATTGTCCATAAAAGATAATTTCTATTTAAAACATTGAATTTATATTCTTGTGACATATTTTAACTTAATTAATTATAACATTTATATTTATATAGTTTAATTTCTTTGAGAAATATATAATGACAAAATTAAATAAAACAAAAACACAAAAAAATAAAAAAAATAAAAAAATAAAAACAGAAAAAAATAAAAATAAAAATACAAAAACAGAAAAAACAGAAAAAAATATAAAAAATAAAAATACAAAAACAGAAAAAAATAAAAATAAAAAAAATATAATTCAAAAAAAATATATTGATGGTCCTTGCGAAATGTATTATTATTCAAATTTACCAAATGATAGAAAATTATTAATTTTTGGAGAAAATCATTTTACACCCAATTCCTGCAATGATAGTAATAAACCATTTACAAGCATTGTTGATTATTTAAAGGAAATTGCAAAAAAAAGTTCAGAATGTGTTGATATTTATATCGAAAATGATTATAAAAATAAAGAATTAACACATTACGATGATGATGATTCTATGAACGACTTTATATATTTAAACCAATTACGAAGAGAATTTATGAAATGTGATGATAAAAATAAATCACTGTGCAAATATAAAAATGCAAGAATACATTTTTCAGACCCCCGAGTTATACTAGAAACAGATATAATAGATACTTCGGGTTCAATAGATAATTATATAAGAGATGTCATGAATGGTTCAATATTAACAATGCCAGAATTATATTTAATGAGAACAAATTTATCTTGTGATCATTACAGACGACCGACAGATTATCCGAAATTTAAAGAAGTTATAAAATTTTTAATGGGATGGAAACGAGACGAAAAATATAAATTATATTATTTCAATTATATATCTTATATCACAGAAGGATACTCATTTGATGGAATTGCAAATAGTTGGTGTGAAAAATATTTTCAAATAATTGACAAGGAAAAGAAAAAAATAAAACATTTTTCAATTGAAAAAATATATAAAACATTATATAAAATTTATGAAAATTATTATGAAACTAATTCATTACCAACATTTGAAATATCTTTGTGTATTCCAATGGATATATATTTTATTTTTCGATATTTGATGAATTTTAAAAAATCAAATATGAAACGTGGTCCAATCGGTTGCAGAAATACTGATTATTCGAAAAAAACTATAATTTATTGTGGTGCAGGACATGCTGAAACGTATAATAAATTTATTAATATATTTTTTAATGTTATTCCTGATGTAAATATTGAACAAAAGATCGATAATGTTGATGATTCTTGTTTAGAATTGCCAGATAATTTTGAATTTTTAAAGTATTTGAATTTTAAATAATATAAATGACATTCAAAAAATATAATAAAACTTGTAAATTATTTTTATTTTTTTATTTTTTTTATTTTTTTGTTGCGTACATTAAATATTATATTTTGTCTTTAAATACTTTTTAATATATATTATTTTCTTCTGCATTTGTTCCTTCAATGTTTGTTCCTTCAATGTTTGTTCCTTCAACGTTTATTTCTTTTACATTTGGTTTCTCTTCTTTTGCAATTGCAATTGATTCCAATTCCATTTTTTTCAAATAGTTCATTTTTATATTTTGATTTTGCAACAAATTAATCACCAATGACGGACTAATTGCCAACATATTCATGTATGTGCGATATTTCATTGTTAATATACTCGAACTTTCGCATAATTTTATAGAATATAACCAATATGCAGGAATATATAATATTTTTCCAACAGGCAAATCCACATCTATATATTTCATCTTTTTCATTATTAATTTATATTTTTCTTGGGTATTCCAAACATTTACATCTGATATGTATTCTAAAAATTCATAATTAGTTGTAGTGTTTAAATATTTATTATATTTTGGAGGAATTAATCTAACTTTTATCGTCCCTTCTGTCGTCATAATATAATTTCTGTAATTGTGTTCATATCTCAATGGTGTTTCTATATTTGAAGTTCCAAATAATACATCATATGAAGAATTGCATACAAAATGTGGTTTTAATATTAAGTCATACATTTGAATATTTTTCACAAGTCCACTTTCACATAAAAAATCCGAATTATTTTCACTATAAAAATTCAATGACGCATCTCCATTAAATAATTTATCAGCAATACTCATCTGTAGTGGTATAAATGTATCTTCAATTGTTCCAATATTTTTTTTATTTCTTATTTTTATTTCATAAGAAGAATATTCGTTTAGCAAAGAATTTTTACCAAATATCGGAATTAATTGCGACAATTCTTCTGTAACATCCATCACAATTGGCTGTCTTAAATCGCAAATTTCTTCCATTTTTGTCTTTGATAATTCTTGGTCTATTTCATATATTTCCAATTCATCACTCGTTTTCAACTGATATTGTATGTGCAAATATAAAAATAATACAATCAAAAATATAAAAAATGATACAATCACTTCATTCAAATCATCCAACATATTTAATTTATTGAAATATATATTTTAATAAATTAAAACGCGTAAAAATATAATTTATATATGAAATAATTTACCTTATTTCCTATGCACCGAATTAGCTCAGTCGGTAGAGCGCTGGCCTTTTAAGCCAGTGGTCGTGGGTTCAAGCCCCATATTCGGTACATTTTTATTTTTATTTATTTTTTTTATCAATGCAATCGAATTGTTTTGTTTTTTATATTTTTATTATTTTTTTTAGTTTTGCTTTTTTTATGTGAATCTCCAAAAAAATCTTTCAAAAGATGCAACATCCTTTTAGATATTATAGTATCTACTTTTTGTTCATTACCTGTTTTATATCTCGGCGTATAATGATAACGAATTAATTTCTTGCTAATTTCTTCTTTAAATTCATTTTCATCTAAAATATTTATAATATTGCTTCTAATTAATCGTTTTATAATTTCAAAAAAACTCAAATCATGCTTATATGCCTTGACATTAATATAATATATTTTATCATTATCCATTCCTGGATGATATATGTCATCTAAAAAACATATTTCAGTATTTGCAGACAATTTCGTGCATTTTAATAAATCATCGTGGGTTTTTGAATAAGTTGTACGACACATTTCCACTTGTTCTCCATTTATTTTGTACGCTGCGATTATTTGATCGAATAATTTATAATTCGTTTTCATTTCGAAATATTTTATTATGCTTTTTGCCCATTCTTTTGGACCTTGATTATTTGTATATAATATTAATTTATTACATTTTGACCTTATTTTTTTCTTTTTAAGATATTCTAAAATTAAAAATATATTCGGTCTTAAAAATTCGGGGAATAAATCCAACATATTATTAAACAATTCTTGATTTGGTTCCGAGTTATTTTTTGAAATATAGGATGATACAGCATCCCATATCATTCCAAATTCAGAAAAATAACCCAATGTTTCATCCAAATCAAAAACTACTATTTTATTTTTGGAACAATGGGACATCATACATTATACAATTATTTAATATGTATCAAAAATTATACTAATAAAATTGTTTTAATTTTGCCAGTATAAAATATATTGTAATATTAAGATACACAATATGCCTAAAAAATTAACAAGTAAAGATTATAAAAGTATTTTACACCTTTGGACATTTAAAACGCCGACTTTATTTTAGGTATTTTTTGCTCTTATTTTTTCTTGTTTTATTTTTTACATATACAGCATTTCTATTATAAGCACCCTTAAATATATTTTCATATTTTTCTTTTGGAATATTTCTTATCACATTTGAAATATTTTGTTTTAT